TCTCCCGGCACGCCAAAACCCCACCGCCATGACGCGAAGTGGGGCAAGGGTGTTGAGTGGATTGAGGCTTAGGCGGCGAGCGCCTGCGATGTTTCGCCTTCAAACTGCATGATAAAGTTGGCGGCCTTTGTCGCCATCGATGCGGCTTTGAAGATGGCCCGCTTGTCCTCTTTTAGGACTTTGAGCCATGACGCCAGGTAATCAGCATGGCGAAGGGTGGTTTCGATTTCCAACCTAGCGCAAAGGAAAGCGGCGGACATTTCCGCAACCAGTTCTTCGCGGGCGTAATCTTTGCTGCCATGCGTTGTCTTATATTGGCGATCCAGCCGGGATTTGTGCCCTGTCCAGTGGCTCAGCTCATGCAAGCAAACGCCGTAAAAATTGGCCTGATCGTAAAAACAAACCTGTTCAGGCATTTGAATAAAGTCAGCGCCTGGTGCGTAGAATGCCCCAGACCCGCCTATTCGAAAATCGGCCCCAGTTGCAGCGATTAGAGCCTCAGCGCGTTGATTTAGCTGGCGCTCGATGCGCGGGGCATCGGGAGCGGATGCGGGGGCGGGGAGGCCGTCCACCTGTTCAATGTTGAACACCGTATAGCGCTTGAGGAAGCCCACTGTGCGGGCGGCCTCGCCGGTTTGTTCAGCGCGTGCCTTTTCATCCTTTGGGGTGAATTGGCTCGCGTAAACTACTGTGGTTCCCTTTTCGCCTTTGCGGACGCATCCGCCTAGAGCCTTTGCCTGTTTGAACGTCATCCATTGGTTGGATGCGCGGCCGCCTTCAGCCCCAGCAAGCCACAAAAGCAGGACGTTGACGCCTGAATATTCATTGCCTGTGTGAGCGTTGGTTGGCATCCCGCCCGCCGCGCCGCTATCCCATGGCTTAACCCATGGCACGCGGCCCGCTTCAAGCTCTTGAATGATGCGGTCGGTGACCTGTTCGTAAATGTCTTGTTTCATTCTGGTAGTCTCCACGTTGCATCGGGCTTGGTTCTCCCGACAAAACGCGCGTAACATGGGAATAAACGGAAGTCAACGGAAAACGGATCAATAAGCCACAAAAACTGCGTTTAACGTGCGGCACGAAGTAAAAAAAGAGCGGCGCGCAGCGTCGCACCGTCTCCCTTTAAGCCTCGTTAGAGGCGTCAGTTAAAGCGCCAGCCGACCAGGCTGGCTCCGCCTTCATTGTCTCGCGCCCTGACCCAGCCGTTCAAGCGGACATTTGCACCATAAACGGCCCGCACCCCGACCCGAACCGCCTGCAAACACTAGGTCCGCGCTAATTCTGCCGCACCCTCCCTCACCCGTACCCTAAGCTGCAAGCATGATTTGGGGCCCTCGGGTCAGGGGGGTGAAACGCTCGCGAAACGTAAAAACGGGAAGCGGCGTTACACTCTACGACACTGAAAACATTGGATAATATGAGACCTGTAACGCTGAAACGGTGTAACGTATATAGAGCCTCGCGCACGCGCGCGGGCAGGCGCAAGTCTTTGTTTCATCGTTTCAGCGTTACATATATAGCTAAGTCTTTCTTTTTGTTGCCGAAATTGTGTAACGCACTTGTGACGCTGAAACGCTCCGCGAGGGTGTTTGCGCCAGAGGCGGTTAAAAACTGGGGTTTATTCGGTGGGTGATGGGCGATCCGGCTTGGGCGGCGCGGTGCGCGATGCCATTTCGGGCGCTGATCCGCTGATAGATGATGCTGGCGAGGATGATATCGCCGATCTGTTCGGAGATGACGTCGATTGCGGGTCTCCGCTGAGTGGGAGTGCGTTTTCCCTGGGGTTGCCTGATCCCGTCGCGCGCAAAAACAACAAAGGCGGCCGGCCAAAAGGCGCGAAAAATATCAGCACCAAAAAGATGATTGAATTCCTGACGGCGCGCTACCGCCACCCGCTCCTGGGCATGGCTGACGTGGCTGCGACGTCGCCGCATGACATCGCGCAGCTTATCATTCCGCGCGATCCAGAGACGGGTGAACCAGCGGTGAAGCGCCTGTCAAGCACCACGAAAACCAAGTTCGACCAGGATGGTGTGCCGGTGTCGACCACCGAAACGAAGACTGAGGTATTCCAGCTATCGAAGGCTGATCTGCAATGGGCGTTCGAGTTTTGGTTCAGGGTGACGAAGGAATTCACCGAATACATGTCGACCAAGCAGCCGCGCCAGATCGCGGGTATCGAGGACCTGCCGCCAATGTTCCAGGTCTTCCTGGGCGCGCACCAGGGCGGTGTTGGCGGTGTGCCGGAAGCGCCGATAGGCATGGATAAAAACTCAATGAATACAGTGCTTGAAGGCGATAAGATCGATGAAGTCCCACAAACGGAAGTCCCACAAACCGACCCAAAGCCAACAGCCACCGATGATCCAGAGCTATCGGGGGACTGATATGAAATCAGTTGCCCTAAATGGCCAGCCCGTCATGACCAGGCGAAATCGCGCGCGCATTGACCCCCATGGCCCTTTTCAAGACCCCACCCCCCAAGACAGCCCAAGTGCTCGTCATCGTGAGGGGCAGATACCGAGTTTTCGGGATTTGGAGGAAGGTCGCCAAAGCGCAGCACAAATCATTGCGTTCCGAGCGAGCCCGGTGCGTAGCAACGGGCAGGGGTCGGGGTGTGGGAGTGAGTTAAAATGAGCCTAGCAACCGAAGATGCTTTGATCTTTGGCTACAAGGCCCCAGGGCCGGTTGCTTTGGATTTTATAAACGACACCACCCACCAATTGGCGGGGATCATGGGCCCGTATGGGTCCGGAAAAACGAGTGCGTGTCCAGTAAAAGGTCAAGTTATCGCGAGGCTCCAACCGCCGAGTAAATCAGATGGCGTGATTCGAAGCAAGGGTTATGTGATCCGATCCACCTATCGAGACCTTTGGGATAAAACGATCCCCTCTTGGAAGGATGTTTTTCCAGTCACTTCGGACTGGAAATTTGAGGGGCCGAAGAATGGGCCGGCGACACATTTGATAAAATGGCGCGAAGATGTTGGGGGTGGTCGCACTCAGGTTTATGAAATGATCGTCGAGTTCAAGGCCTTGGCGGACATGAATGTCGATGAATTTACGCGCGGATTGTTGGCGACTTGGATCTGGTTGAACGAGGCGGACACGCTTCCAGGGGATGGAGTTGGATCGCTGATTGGTCGGCTTGGGCGCTATCCCCCGCCGCATACATTACCTGACGATGCGAAGGCCGGTTTCGGGTGTGTGATGTGCGATTTTAATGCGCCAAACACAAGCAACTGGACGTATCAAAAGTTCTTCAGAAAGCCGAGTTCTGGGACCAAGATTTATGTTCAGCCATCGGGGCTTTTAGCGAAGGCGGAGAACCCGGTTCTGCGGAAGCTGAGGCCGAATTATTACACCGAAATTATGGGTGATATGGAGGATTGGCAGGTCGAGCGCTTTGTTAGAAACAAGGTTGGCTATTCCCGGTCGGGTAAGCCTGTCTACGGTGATGAATATGATCCGGGCGCGCACGTGGCGGAGCGGCAATTGGAGGCCTGGCAAGGCTGTCCAATCCTGATGGGCGGCGATGGTGGGCTGAATGCCGCGCTGGTATTTGGTCAAAAGCATTGGGACGGCCGCACGCAGGATCTACAAAGCCTGGTGACGCCTGATGGGTCGGTAACGGATGCGGAGACGATTGGCGGCAAGGCCAGGGAAATTGTCTCCGGAGAATATTCTGGCCATGCGGCGGTCGGAATGCTGGATCCGGCGGCGTGGGCGCGAAATCCGGCGACGCCGGACATGCTGTCCTGGGCGGAGCGCTTCATTGAGGCGTCTGGAATTCCTTGTATCCCGGCGCCGACGAACGCGATTGGGCCGCGCCATAAGGCTGTTCGCAGTGAGTTGAACAAAACAATAGCTGGAAGTGCCGCCCACAAAATCGATCCGTTTCGAAATGGCGACTTGGTTGAGGGGTTCGCGGCCGGCTACCGCGTCAAAAAATTACGCGGTGGCGAAGAAGCATCGTATGCATTCGAGCCGCAGAAAAACTTTTATTCACATGTGCATGATGCGCGTCAATATCTTGCGCAATTGCGCGGTTCGCACACGGAAGCTGTTGACCAAATGATCGAATTGCAAGCAGATCGCCTGCGAAGTGTCCGGGGTGGTGGTGCTCAGGGGCGGGTCATAAACGATTGGTAGGAGGTGCAAATGTCGGGGCTTTTTAAGCAGGATATTCCGGATGGGAAGACGCCGCCGAGCAAGGATGATGAGCGGCAAAGGCTGCTGGCGCTGAAGGGCAAAGAGCCCAAGGGTGGCCGGGCGACGACGCTGTTAACGAAGGGGCTTGCAACGCCTTCGCTTAAGCCGGCTGGGTCTAAAACTCCTAGCTCGTTATTGACGGGGTAGGGTGATGGCGGATCCGGTTAATGAGCGCAGCGAGGAATTCGCCAAGACGTGCCTTCAGCGCTTGGAGGAGCTGCGATCGGCGCGATCAGGGCGAGAGCCTGAATTGCAAATGATCACCGATTACATTTTCCCGCGCCGTAATTTTTCGATGACGAAAGAGCCGGGTGCGCTCCGGACGCCAAAGCTCATGGATATTACCGGCATGGTGGCGCATGAGCGGCTATCGGCGACGTTGTATGGTTATATGCTCAGCCCGCATTCGCCTTGGACCATGGCAAGATTGCTAGAGCGCGATCCGACTTATGAGGAAGACGCCTGGTTTGATCATGTGTCCCGCCGAATGCATCGCTGGTTTTCCTCAGCGTCAAACACGTTCCGGGTAGCGATGGCTGAGGACGTGTTGGACAATACCGGCTTTGGCACATCGGTCATGTGGCAGGATCGCGGGCCGAACGGGCCGTCTTACTTGGCGATGCCCCTAAAGCAAAATTTTTGGTCAGAGAACGAAAACGGCGAGATTGACACTAATTATCGCGTCTACGACATGACATTGCGCCGGGCGTTGCAGCGTTGGCCCGATAGTCTTGGTTTGCAAGAAAAGGCGAAAGCGACCGAGCGGCCCGAAAGCGTGAAGGTGGATATCCTGCACGTCATAGAACCGCGACCGGATGGGCGCGCGGGTGCGGTCAAGGACCGTAAACCGTGGCGCGACGTCAATATTCTGGTCGATAAAGGCGAGGTGCTACAGCTCGGCGGGCATGATCGGTTCAAGTATAATATCGGCCGGTTCAAGCGCCGTCCGGGTGATCCATTGGGGGTCGGAGCGGCGTGGACGGCCTTGCCGATGTGCAAGGGATTGAGCGCAGCCGTAGAGGCGTTTGTGCGCAATGCCGAAAAGGCCGGCGATCCGTCTAAATGGACCATGCTACCGCGCTCGCAGGGCTTTGATCGGCGTCCGGGCTCAATCAATTACATCAACAGCCTGTCGGCGATTGGTGTGCGTGACACAAGCCAGCTTATCCAGGATCTGGATGCGGGCGGTGATACGCGTGTGACCGTTGAGGTTATGGCGCACTTCAAGGCGCAGATCGAGCAGGCCTTCTATGTTGATTGGTTGACCCCGGGCGAAGGGCCTCAAAAGACCGCGACAGAAGTTTACGATTTGCGCGATATGCGGCTTCGAACAATGGGGCCGATAGTGGCGCGGCTTGAGCATGAAAAGCTGAATAGCCTTGTCGAAGACACGTTCGAAGATTTGCAGGCGATCGACTTTTTCATGCCTCCGCCCGACAGTTTGCACAATGAGGCGATCGGGTTTGAGTTTCGTGGTCCGCTCGCAACCAGCCAGAAGCAGGGCGAGGCTGAAAGCATATTGCGATCAATCGAGGCTGGTGTGAACTTGGCTAAAATGGATCCTGATGTCCTGCATCTATTCAAAGGTGAGGGCATCATGCGGTCTCTTGCGGATAGCTATGGGATGGATGGCACGCACCTGAATTCCCCGCAAGTCTATGAAGAAAAGCGCGAAGCGCAGCGTCAGATGGGGCAAATGGAAGAAGAAATGGCGGCGGCTCAAACGGCAGCGACAACCTTGCGAGATGGTGGGCAGGGTGTTGCGTCACTCGCCGGGGCGCAGGGTGCGGCATGACCGATGATATTGGGACAAAGTTTGTAATTGGCGGCGACCCGTTAATCGAAGATCCGGAGCGTCGCCGAGAGTTATACGCGCGAGTTTTCGGGTCGGTCGATGGCCGCATTGTGCTCGCCGACATTCTTCAGACTGGCGGTTGCGGCATTGCGGACTGGGATCCGGGAATGTCGGCTGAGGCCGGGTTTTATCGGTTTGGTTGGCGCGGTCTGTCATTGGATATCGCATATACGGCCGGCCTGGACAAAGGCCGAATTGGACTGGCCCTGGTTGAGGGCAAATTAGAGAGCATGAAGGAGCCTCATGATGAAGACGAAACTTAGATATTTGGAGCGATTGAGCCTGTACTGCTTCGCCGATGGCGGAGACGGCGGAGACGGCGGCGGCGGCGGAGACGTGCCTGAATTTATGCAGTCATTAACGGATGATGACCGGGCGCATATCGAGAAAAATGGCTATGGCACGGCCAGCGCTGAAGAATTGACGCGCCATTTGCTGGATAGCGACATTGGCGCGATCAAAAAATTGGGCCGGCCGGCAAGCGAGCTGATCATCAAGCCGTCAGGCGAGTATGCTGAAAACAAAGACGCATTTCTCGACGTGTTGCGCGGTCTGGGTGCGCCAGAGAGCGCTGAAGGGTATGGCGAAGCGCCGGTGATGGACGGTTTAGCGTTCAAAGACGGCATGTGGGGCAAGATGACAGAGATGTTTGCGGCCAATGGTGTGCCCCAATTCATGGTCGGGCCGGTTTTGGAGGGCGTTGCTGATCTGGTTAAGGCGGAGGCCGGCGAAACTCAATCGCCTGAAGATCTAGCCAAGCAGCGCGAAACCGAAGGTATGGATGCGTTGACAGGTGAGCTGGGCGCGGCAAAGGCCAAGGCGATGGTGAAAGATGGCACGCACCTCCTTGAGCAAAAGGCAGAAGCGGAATTCGTGGAATACCTGGCTGAAACAGGCCTCGGCAGCGATCCCCGCCTGATCAAGTTTCTCGGCAAGGTCAGCGCCGACTATGCGGAAAGTGGGCTGATCGCCGAACGTGACGGTCAGGGGCAGGGCGGGGGCGTTCTTTCCAAGTCTGCTGCCACAGAAAAGCTGGCTGCGTTAGAGCGCGACCCAGGATTTTTGAAGCAGTTAAACACGAAGTCAGATCCGAACCATGCGACGGCGGTTAAGCAGCGCGTCGATTTGATGGGAATTATCAACGGGTGACTTGACCGAAATTGCAAATCACGCATGTAGTGCACAACTTAACACGTGCATTGCATGTGTGTGTGGCCGGGGGGTCTCGCTTGCGGGGTCCGGTTAAGCACAGAGGCGTAGCGGCCTTAATACGATAGGTGCGGGTCCGGAATAAGCCGGGGGGTTCAGCCGAATTGGAAACAATTTGGAAGGATATTCCCAATGCCAGAGACAGCGGCAGAAATTAATCGGCTTGAGGGCCACAAAGTTATGATTTTCGCGCGCAATGTTGACCTTGTGGGGCAACAAAAAATGTCGCGATTTGTCAATCATGTTGATGCAGATCTATCGTTCATGGAAAGCGGCGACCGCTACACAGATGAACTGATGGGGACATCGGATCCTGTAGAGGTTTTGCAGGACGTTCGGCCGACACCCGGCGGCGAGGTCGACAAGTTCCGCCGGATTGGCTTCTTCAAGACGTTTGAGGATGGCAAGTGGATTGGTACGCGAGAGAAAGCGGAGCAATTGGTTGACCCGACAAACCCGGTTGTCCGGGCTATGGGCGCGGGCCGTGAGCGTCGCCGCGATGCAACAATCTTGAAGTCATTCTATAATCCGCAATATGTCATGGATAAGAATGGCGACCCGATCAAGAAGAATTTCCCTACATCGCGGGTGATTGCTGTCGATGATTGGACGTATTATAAGGGTAAAGCGGATGGTGACGCTACCGCACCCACGAGTGACACGGGCTTGACAGTCGCCAAGTTGCGGTCAGCGAGCGTGATGCGTGCGGCCGGTAAGCTCGATGGCGGTGAATGGTGCGTCGGGGTCGAGGAGGCCGATCTTCAGCACCTGCTGACGTCGATTGAGACTTCGAGTAAAGATTATGAGGGGGCTTTGCGGCTTCTGGATGGCGACACCGACAAATTCAAAAGTTGGACGTTTGTGAGGGCTGAGACCGATGCGTTGAAGTATGACTCGGACACGACCACAGCCACAATCCCATTCTGGAATAGCGAGCAAATCCTCTACAAGGAGCGTCCTTTGGTGGGGACGCGCGTCCAGGAACGGCCTGACATGTCTTATCGCTGGCACGCTTTCTATGAGGCCCAAGACAGTTGGATGCGCCGTCAAGATGTGGGGGTCGGCCACATTCTGTGTAAGCGATAGATCTTCGCGCCTGGCGCAGCGCTTCGATGCTGCGCCAGCCATTCATTCAAACTAAGGATTATCATTATGGCAATTGAACTTCTGGCTGGTGATTTTGTACTGGCAAAAGAGGCCAAAGCTGTTCCCAGCGCCGCCTCGTTTCATCATTTCAACAATCCGTATAAGGCGGTCATGGATCATGTTACGATCCCAGCGGCCGCCGATATCGGTTCAACGATCTCTCTGGCACGTGTGAAGCCTGACAGTGTTCTTTCGGCGCTTGGTTTCCTGCAAACCGCCGCGCTTGGCGCTAGTGTGACATTAGCGATCGGGATTGCTGATGATGCGACGATCGGCGTTACCGGAAAAACGGCGGTCCTGAATGCGGCAACCGATGTCAGTTCGGCGGCGGTCGTGCCGATCGGGGCGGCGGTCGCGCTGGCCAATCGATACAAACCGCTTTGGCAAATTTTAGGGCTGACGGAAAAGCCCTCCAAAGATCTTCTCATTGTGGCAACGCAGGCGGGCGCGGCAAGTGCCGGCGGCGGCGATGTTACGTGGGAAATACCGTTCACGTCTTACTGAGGCGCGAGGCTCCAAATCTTCGCAATTCAGTGGCGTGCCGGCCGCAGTGGTCTCGTATCTGCTGCGGCCGGAATAGTTAAAGGATAGGGAAATGGCTTCGAAAGTGAATATTATGGACCGGGCGGCGGGCCTTGTCGGGGCCGAGCGGATTACCGATCCAGATAGTATTCCAAACAATGCGAGAGCGCGCCGGATTGTGGGCCTATATCCGATGGTGCTTGATGAGGCTTTGACCGTTTGGCCGTGGGTTTGCGTGCGCGATCGCGCGCTATTGACGGCTATGGAGCAAAAACCGGCCTGGGGGTTTGCTTACCAATACTCACTGCCAGGCGATGCCCTGGGGGTTCAGGCCGCGAATACGGGCGGTTGTGCGTGGGAGGTCGAGGGCCGCAAGCTGCTGACTGACTATGCTGGTCCGGTTCAAGCGCTGGTCTCTATCCGCCAAAAAGAAGAATGGTTGCATCCCTTGGTTGCGTCCTTTGCAGCGACGCGTCTCGCAATGGCGTCGGTGATGGGGGTTGCAACCAGTACAACGGCGCAGGAGCGGTTGAAGGGGCTGGTTCAGGACGCCTTTATTGAGGCGAGCCACGCCGAAAATGCGCAGGGGTCATCGCTAGACAAATTGAGCTCCGGTTGGGTGTTGGCGATGCAGACCGGCTATGCGCCGGAATTGCGTGGATCAGGTGCTATCCCGCCAGATGAATATTGGCTCGGCAAAGAACAGGAAATTCCAGGTTAATGGCGGGTCGTGGCCGCCTTCTGCAAACCAATTTTGGGGGCGGTGAGATAAGTCGTGCGTCCCGCGCGCGGCCCGATACGGACATTTATGCGGGCGCTCTGGAGGCGTGTCGCAATTTTCTGGTTCGCCCTTCAGGCGCGATCGATCGCCGTGGTGGCTCGGTGTATCTCGGCGCAGCCAAAAACGCGAATGCGGGCAAGCGCTGGTTTGTATTTCAGAAAGCGATCAATGACGTTGTGAGGATTGAGGCCGGAGATGGTGTCTTCCGGTTTTGGAGTGGTACGACGCGCGCGCTGATCACCAGCGGCGGTTCGCCGGTAGAGGTTTCCATCCCCTGGTCGAATGATGAATTGCAAGGCCTTCGGGTTTGGCAGCAAGGTGATGTAATGTGGTTCGCGCATACGAGCCATGATTACCAAACCAGGGCGTTGAAGCGCACCGCAACAAATGCATTCACGCTTAGTCTTGTGGAGCTTGAGGAAGGCCCGTTCAATGACCTGCAAGCCAACCAGGCGGCGCTGACGTTTTCAAATGTGACGGGCGCAGTGACCGTAACCGGCGCGGCAGGGTTTAAGCCGGAGCATGTCGGGTCGCTTTTGAGGATTGAGGCGGCCTCACAACCTGACGTGGCCGGATGGGCGTTCGACCAAAAAACGCTGGTTGGCGAGTATTGCCGCAACGGTAATCGATTTTACTATTGCACGGATAATGGCACGGAGCATCTGACAGGAAATGCACCGCCCATCCATGAAAGCGGGATCGAGCGAGATGGTTCGATCAGTGACAATTGTTCCTGGCGATTTGAGGGCTATACTTATGGTTTGATGAAGATTACCGGCTGGACTTCCGCGAGCCAGGTTCAGGCGACGGTGCTTCAGCGCCTGCCATTTTATGGAGCCGCTTCGAAAACAACGGCGCATTGGCAGATCTCGGCGATCTCTGAGGATGAGGGCTGGCCTGCTTGCGGGACACTGATTGAAGATCGCTTCGCGCTATTCGGTACGGCGACAGATCCGGATCGGTGTTTTTTGAGCCGAACTAGCCGGTACACACCAGATAGCGCCGATATGCGGCCGGGATTTGTGACGGAAACGCTGGATGATGACGCGGTTCGCCGATCGATAGCGGAGGGGCAGACGTCATATATTGTATGGTCAATCTTCATGGATCAATTGTTGTTGGGGACCACACGCGGGGTTCGAAGCCTGGTCGGGCCGTCGCAGGATGAAGCGCTGACGCCGGCAGGCGCGGTGCCGCGAACCGTCAGTGAGGTTGCTTGTTCGCCAAACGTGCCGCCGATCAAGGCCGATAATGCGCTGATCTATCTCGCGGTGGGCGATCAGGAATTGATTGAGATTAGCCGGCTGAATGACAGCGTGCCGCGTAACTTGCTTGAGATGGCGGCGCATATGTCCGGTGCCGGCATCCGATCGACATGGTGGCAGGGGCGGCCGCGTCGCGTTCTGTGGTGTGTTGATTTCACGGGGCGTTTGGTTTCACTGACCTATTCGCCAGAGAATGGAACGATCGCCTGGGCCAGGCATCGATTGGGCGGGGCGCTGGGCAGAAAACAGCCTTTCATCGATGACGTGTGCTGTGCGCCTGGTCCTGATGGCCAGGATGAGGCCTGGCTGATCGTTGCGCGCACGATCAACGGTTCGACGGTTCGAACAGTGGAATATTTTGAGCGGCCTTACGATCCCAACACAATGCGAGCTGAAGCGGCCTGTTGTGTGGATATGTCGCAACATTATGACCTGTGGCAGTCTTACACGGCTTTGGCTGAAGATATCGGCGGTGGATCGGTTCGGCTAACTGCGCAGGGCGCAACGCCGTTTGTGTCTGGCGATGTCGGCCGGGAGTTTTGGTTGACTGCGAATGAGGCCTATCCCGACGAAGATGACGATCCGTCGCCGGTCAAAGTCACCATCACGGCGCGAAACAGCTCGACGGTTTTGATCGCGTCGATCGGGGCCTATCCAAGCGAATATTGGGACGGTCAGATCTTGCGCGTAGCGCGTCCGGCCAATCAATTTTCAGGACTGTCCTGGTGTGAGGGGGAGTCGGTCATGGTCAATGCGGATGGTCGCCGGTTCGGGCCTTACACGGTATCGGGCGGGTCGATAAATCTGTTGCAGCCGGGGGCGGGTGATGAACCGGCGTGGTCGGCGCGCGGTTGGATTGGGTTGGCATATCCTTCAAAAGCGCGCAGCCTGCCGGTCAATGGCGCTGAAGGGCTGGGCTCGTCGCGATCGGCGGTTGGTCGCGTGACCGAAATGGCGGTTTTGCCTGTCGGGATCACTGAAGGCCGGGTTAGTCGTTCGGATGGGCTGCCGGACCGCGCGGTGGATCTTAACCCGCGCACGTCTAGCCACAAGCTGGGTGCGCCGGTTCCGGATTTGACAGAGGATCAGTTCATCCCGCTCGATACCGGATTTGATCGACAGAAACAGATCGAAATTGATGCGGATGGGCCTTTGCCGTGCTCGTTGGCCGGCTTTGTTTTGAAGGTGGAAAGCTATGGTTGAGTTTCGTAAGATTGCCGCGATGAGCGATGTCCATATAGCGGACATTATGGCCGAGCGCCTGGCTGGTGTATTGGGGCCAAAGTGGCCGGATACCAAGCTGGTTGGCGACGCCTGGGCCTATGTTGTTGATGGGGTCGCAATGGGGATTGGTGGGATTGAGCCTGTCTGGACCGGGCGGCGTGTCTTGTGGTCATACCAGGCCGGGCTTGGGGTGGGCGATTGGAAGCGCGTGCTGCGGTTTACGCGCTTGAAATTGGACCGTGCTTTCGAGGATCCGGCGGTGCGCCGAATTGAGGCGACGGCTCACATTGAAGGTTCGCAATTTTGCAATTTTCTGGAACGCCTGGCGTTTCGCAGGGAGGGGCGGTTGGTCGCCTATTCTCCGAATGGCGAGACGATGGACATGTTTGCACGGGTGCGCGGATGAGCGGCATGGAAATGCTTTTGGTTGCGCAGGGCGCAGGAGCGGTGATGGAAACCGTCGGCGGCGTCATGAATGCCGACGCCAAGGGGAAGGTTGCCGGGAACAATGCGCGGCTGGTGAGCCAGGAGGCTAGTGAAGAAGCTCGCCTGGCGTCAGCGGAGGGGCGGCGGCTGGTTTCAAAAGCGCGGGTTCGTGCTGGGGCGTCGGGCCTGTCAGTCGATGGATCTGCATTGGACGTAATTGGTGAGCTCGAAGCAGAGGGGGAGTTCCGGTCCCGAACGGCAATCCATGAGGGGCGTATCCAGTACGACAATTTCAAAGCGGAAGAACGCGCGGCCAAGCGCGAGAAGGTCGCCATTATCGGTAAGGGTGTGGCGGATATTGGCTCTACCTTGCTGACGTCCGGATTTGGCGGCGGGGCAACTGATAAAGCGGCGATGAAAAACGCGCAAGCAAAGGCGGGTTTATAGATGGCCGCAAGGATTGATGGAGGTCGCGGGCGTTTACCTGCTGCAAGTTCTAGCCGGAATGGCGGCATACGCGTGCGCGGGGCAACAAGCGGTGACCTGGTTGGATCTATAGGGGCAAGCCTGTCTGACTTTGCCGAGCCCCAGCTTGATAAGATGCGGGTTGAGCGTGCCGAAGCGGAGGCCGCGGCGGATCGCGTAGATGTTGGACGCCGGGGGTCTGAAGCCCGGTTGACCTGGCAGAAGCGTCTGACTGAGGAATTGGACAATTACGATGGGGCGGAGCCGGGATTTGCCGAGCGCATGGCTGAAGAATACGAGAAAGATAGCCGTGTTCGCCTGGAGGGATTGAGGCCGGGCGTCAGGGCGGCTTTGGAGCAAGACCTGGTGCAGTTTGGCGAGCGCTTAACCTCATCCGCCATCACGGGCGAGCAGGCCAGCCGCCAAGCCTATACGATGCGGGGGTTGCGGGAAACGCTGGATAATGAAGCAATGACCTTGCTTGATACGCCGGATGATCTACCGGGCGCGCTTCAAGGGCTGGAATTGCTGGCTGAAGGTGCGCCAAACGCGGTTCGTGAAAAATTTGTTGATGAAGGCCGCAATGTTTTGGTGGCCAGCTATGCCGAGGCCTTGCTGCGAGATGAGCCTGATCGGCTCGTTTGGGAGCTTAAGGATGGTCTGCTTGATGGTGTGATCGATAGCAAGGAAAAGGCGCGTTTGTTGGGCGTGGCTGAAGGTGCGCTGGCGCGCCAAACGGCTGCGGGTGAGCGCGCCATTGAGGCCGAGCGAAAACAGCGGGTCGCTGAGGCAAAGTCCTTGGTGGCGCGAGTTGTCGCTTACGAGAATTCAGGGCTGGCTGCGCCGATTGAATTGTTGGAGGCGGCTCAGGATGCGGCGACGTCAGCCAGCGATGACGCGTCGCTGGAAAAGATGCACCTGGCGCAGTACAGGCGGCAGCGTCGCGGGACGGGCGGAACCAGCAAGACCGCCAAACATGCGCTTGATGTGCTTGAAGATGCCTTGGAAACGGGGTTGTCGCCGTCCCCTGAAATGATCGCCCGCGCGCAACAGGAGGTCGAGGTGGCGGGGAATGCTGCCTATGCGGAACGCTTAGCCAAAATCGCCAAAACCCAAGGGCTTCGGCAGGAAGCGGCTTTCATGGATAAGTCGGAATTGGATGCCCGAATTTCGGAGCTTCGCTCGGGCAATGTCGGTGAGCAAGAATTGAATGAATTTAACGTGTTGAGCAAAGTTGCCGAACGCCGTGACCGGGTGGGGAAGACGGACAATGTTGGTTGGGCGATTGCTAATGGCGCGCGGCTGACACCGATTGTAATTGGATCAGAAAACCTCGTTTCAGATATCGCGACCCGGATCGACCGGGCTGAAGTATTGGCCGAACAGACGGGTGAAAAACTACAAGTGTTTTCAAAGCGCGAGCGGAGGCTTGTGGTCGAGGGGCTTGAGGCGATGCCGGCGCAAGACCAAGCGGTGGCGTTGGCGCGATTGGTAACCGGCGCGGGTGCGCGGTCTGGGCAGGTGATCCGCGAGATTGCAGAGGAGCGGCCAGCTTTGGGGCAGATCGGTTATTTGACTGCGACCGGGCGTTCAAATTTTGCGTTACGGGCGCTGGAGGGTGGGACGGCCCTGAAAGAAAATTCAGGCCTGTTGCCTAAGTCGAAATCGGCCATGGAAGCCGCAGAGGACGCGGTGTTCGGAACGGCCATTCCGAATGCGCGCCGCGATGTTCGGAAGGCTATCGTTGATGCGGCCCGGTCGGCCTATGCGGGTGACCTGTCCCACGCCGGAGAAGATGGCGAAGATTATGATGCCGGCGACTATAAAGCCGTGCTGCAAGCGGCCGCTGGTAGATCAGGCGCTAAGGGCGGGATTGGTGAAGTCAACGGCGAGCGTGTGCAGCTTCCGGCGAATATGAGCGGCCGTGAGGTAAGGGGGCTTTTGAAGGGTATGTCCACCGAAGATTGGCAGGCATTTTCGCTGACCGGCGAAAGTTCACCCTCAGTCCTGGCCGGTGATGCTTTCGAGAGTTTAGAGGAAAATGAGCTGAAGCGGTCATACCTGATCAGTGTTGGTGAGGGGCGCTATCAGGTCAGTTTGACCAATCCAAAATACGGTCCGCAATACGTGCTCGATGGATCTGGTGATGTGGCTAATCCGAAGCCATATGTGCTGGATCTAACTCAAGTGAATGCGTCTGTTGTGTTGCAGCGCTACTCAACCGAAAGCGTTTTGCAAGCCAGCCGGGAACGGGTCGCGCGGCGCAAGGAGTTAGATGAAGATTCGATCGGGCCGCGGCAAGCGGAGGCCTATCGCGAAGCGTCTCGGCGGCAGCAAGAACAGCAAGATGACCGCGAGGGAGGGGATTGATGGAAGACGATTTCCTCGAACCTGATGATCCAATGCCAGACTTTGTGCCGGCGCAAAAAAAAGAAGGCGAAGATCCCGGCTTTGGCGATATTTTTGGGGCCAGTCTGGAGGCGATGCGCGCGACCGAGTTGAGCACATCTGAATACGATAATGAACAGTTGGCATATCGGGAAATTGAGAAGGCGGCCCGAACGCATTTGGGCGTTGAGGGGGCGGATCTTTACCCGATCCTGAGTGAGCTGGACGTTCCGGAATTGGCTGGGATGGATGACAAGCAGCGGGCGGTGTTGAACAATAAGGGTGCCTATCCGTTTGTGAAGGCTTTGCAATTACAGGCCTGGCGCAATTCGCTGTCACCGGAAGACCGCGCCAAAATACCTGATCCTGCGCGAATTAAGGCGCGTGGGCTGGAAATCGCCATGGAGCGCTACACAGAAGCGTCTGAAATCATGGAGCGGGCTCAAGGCGCTGGTGAAGGGTTCGCGAAGTTTTCAGGTGGGATGACGGGGGCGATGACGGATCCTGTAAATATCGCGTCCATGTTTGTGTTTCGCCGCCCTGTTTCGAGCTTCAAGGGCGCAGTCACCTATGGCGCTGTCGCGTCAGGGTCAACCGAGGCGGTCTTGCAGCCTTTTGTTCAGCAATATCGCGAAGAAGTCGGTTTGCCAGCCGGGTGGAATATCGGGTTTCAAAATGTCTTGTTCGCCACTTTGGGGGGCGGCGTGTTTGGCGGTGTCGAGGGCGGGTTTATCAAGCTGGGTCAGGCGATCCGGCGGCGGAAGCGTCAGGGGGTTGCTGATGAGATCGATCAGCAGGTTGGTGAGATTGTCGATCGGTTTGAGGCTGGCGATCTGGATGCTGAAGGTGTGAATGAGGCCTTTGTTGGCCTGGCTGAGCGTGAGCCGGCCTTCGCGGCGGCGCTGGAAATATCGCAGCGCGCAGCGGCGGCTCGGGATTTGGACGGTGCAAACCCATATCAATTGACGCCTGAAGCAGTGGAGATCCACCGCGCCAAAGTCGCAAACGCGGAAGCCGAATTGTTAGATCAGCCGGCTCCGTTTGACTTGAATGAGTTTTCGGATGATCCGCCGGTATTGTCTTCGGGTGAGCCGGTGCCGCGCGAATGGGCCGAATTAGGGATTGAGGTTGTCGATTATGCTGCCATCCAGCGCGACGCCAAGCGATTTCAATTCAAGGAGGCTGACGGTGATGGTCTGACCGATGCGTTGAAAGATGTTGATGTCTGGGAGCCTGAGCGTGCCGGCGCGTTGCTGGTTTGGGAGAGTAAAGACGGGACGCGGTTTATCGCCAATGGGCATCAGCGTCACGCGCTGGCAAGGCGTCTAACCGATGAGAGCGGGGGTCCGATTTCAGGGCCCGCTTTCATTCTGCGAGAGGTCGATGGGGTTAGCGCGGAAGATGCGATGGTGCGTGGTGCGCTGGTCAATATTGGTGAGGGAAGCGGGACCAGTATGGATGCCGCGCGGATCCTGCGAACAAATTCAGAAATAGGGGCAACGCTGCCGCCGCGATCGCCATTGGTGCGAGAAGCGCGCGGTCTGGCGGAATTGTCCGATGACGCCTTCGGTCTTGTGATCAATGGTCAAATTAGTGCGCGCAACGCGTCGCTGGTTGGCCGCTTGGTGCAGGATCCGGAACTTCAATCGCAAATTGGTTTGGCGTTGCAGCGTGTCGACCCAAGGACCGCAACGGAGGCAAATTCCATCATTGCAGATCTTCAGTCTGCGCCAGTGGTCGAGGGTAAAACGATCGACCTATTCGGTGAGAGTGGTTTTCGCCAGGCATTGATTGCTGAACGGGCACAAGTGAAGGCGGCTGTTTTACGACAACTGGCCTCAGACAAGCGAGCTTTCGGGACGTTAAACCGGCGGGCCGACCGCATTGAGGCAGAGGGCAATAGGCTAGACAGTCAGCGCAATGCTGACGTAGAGTTGGACACGGCGAGATTGGCCGAACGGATTGGAAGAGAAGCGCATGTCAAAGGTGAAGTCTCAGACGCGCTCAACCGCGCCGCCCGCGCCGTCGCAGACGGACAGTCCGCCCTCCAAGCTGCAAGAGGCCTTGTCGACGATCTCAGCGGAGAGTTTATTGGCAGCGGGACAGGACGCGGCGCTGATGCGCCAGGCGGAGGCCAAGCTGAACGAGCGGGCGCGCGGGCGGAAAGCCCTGAGCCAGGTTCCGGACGCGGAAACGCTGATCTCCTAGATCCAGCCACGCGGGCCGCCGATGAGTTTGGTCCAGATGTTGCGGCGCTCATCAAGAGGGGCGGGCCTGATGACGGTGGTTCTGGTGGGCGATTTGCAAAAACTCTTAGCCAGGAGCGGTTCGAAGACCCCCGCCTAACACGGCAGCAAAATAAAGCGGTCGAATTGTATCGAAATGGCTTTTCGTTCCAGGAGGTTGCTGATGAATTGGTTGTTTCTCATGGCCACTTGAGTGTGTTGTTTAGTAATGCCCGCAAGATCACTGGGATCGATATTCCTCATCAACGGGCAGGGCCCTCAAGAGCGGCTAGGGAGATGGCGGTTCATCTGAAAGAACAAGGGCTTAGTAACGAGGTAATTGCGGTGCGCATGCGGGCTGTTTTCGATAAGGATTACACGCGCAAGAAGATAGCTGAAATGTTGTCGCAAGAGCGAAGAAAGCTGCGGGAAAACGGGGTTGATCCGATGTTCACCAAGGACGCGCTTGACCTTGCTAGCCCTGCCGAGCTGACGCGAATGGATACGCTGTTTACACGTGAAAATGCCCGGACTGTCGCGCGCGCATTGGCCGAAGCGGCGGCATGTGCGGGGGGTGTGCCAATGTCTGGATTGGGTAATGCGGTGGTTGGTGGCACGTTGGCTGTTGGTGTTAGTCTCGGGGTGGGTGGTGTGATGATTACTGCCGGTACGCCGCGCGATCGTCTGTCGCGCAAGATGCAGCATTTTGAAACAGCGCCATCACTAGAGGGAGAACGGCGTGAACGCGCTCGATTGCGCAAGGCGGCGATTTTGGATAATTCGCTCGATTATTCCTACCGGCTTCACCGCATGTTGAGTGATGAAGCGACCTCCTTTTATCGTGAAAATCTCGATGAATTGGAGGTTGTGTCTCAGTTTCACGCCAATTTGTGGGGGCAAAAACTGACCGGCGTGTCGGCGGAATATCTTGATGATATGATTGCGCATGAAAGCGCCGGCGATTGGCAGGCGCGGCCGCCTGTCGGATCGGCGTATGGTGGCGCGCAATTTATCAATTCGACCTGGTTGCGGATGATGAAAGAGCATGGGCCGTCCTATGGTCTGACAATGGATCCGCACTCAACAGATCCGGGCGTCCGGGCTGCGGTTCTTGAGATGCGATCCGATCGACGCTGGGGCACGATCATGGCCGGAGAATATGCGCGGGAAAATGGTACGCACCTGGAGCGTGTCCTGAAGCGGCCGGTGACGCAAAAAGAGGGCTATCTGGCTCACTTTCTTGGATCGGGCGTTGCGCTGAAGCTGTTGCGAGCTGATCCCAATGCAGAAGGGGCCGTGCTGATGCCGCGAGAGGCCAGAAACAATCATAATGTGTTTTACAAGACGTCTGACAAAAGCCAGCCAAGATCGGTTCGTGAGGTAATCGCGCGGCAAACGCGTGGATTTAGCAATCGGCCTTTGATGGGCGCGCGCGAAGTGGAAGCTTCAGGAGGTGAAACGTGACGCCTGAATGCCGTGTCCGCGTTGCCCGTGTTTTGGGGCGCGATATATCCAAGCGAGAAATGGCAGAATTGGACGCACGAATTGAGCGATCAGGCCGGTATCTCGCGCGAAATGATCCAAAATGGCAGTCGTATGGCGATTTGGAGCGAATGCGGCGCGCGGGTGATCATGCCGGTCGCTTGGTTGATGCTGAGGCGCGGGATGTCGTGCGGGCGTTCGATATGGATTACCGTTTGCGCCATGCCGGTCGTCAGGCAATGGGGCGGGATTTTGACGTATTGGAGCGCACCGGCCGGATATCGTTCAAGGACCGGGCGAGCGATCTCCCTCAGTTTCGCAATGGCGCGGATGATGATGCGGTAGCGGTGACTTTGGATGATGGCAGTGTTGTTTTATTTCGCGATCGGATGACGCCAGCGGCAATGCCGGAAGTGTTGTTACATGAGGTTGGTGTTCATTCGGGTATGCGCGGCTTTCTAGGTGAGAAGGGGTGGGCGCGGCTGCTGGATGAGGTCGAAGCGGCGATTGCGCGCGGGGATCCAAACGCCGTCGATGCGGCCGCCCGCGTGCCGTCCGATACGCCACCCGCGCACTTTCTTGAAGAAGTGTTGGCCCATTGGGTTCAATTTGCGCCGGCGAAGGATCCGTTTGTGTCCGGAATGTTGGGAAAGATGCGGGCCTGGATCTATCGCCATATCCCTTTCGTTCGCGGCAGGGTGAAGCTCACCAATGCAACGGTGCGCGAGCTTGCGGCCGGAGCGTTACGCAAGGCCGGTTCCGGCGCGCGGAAACTGTCAAGGACAGGAGAAGGCCCGGTAAAGGTTTTGCCGGCGGAAAATGGTGGCGGCCGGTTTTCAAAAACCCATTCGGGGATCTTGCCGTTCGAGCAGTTTGAGGCGGAGATGCGGGGTATTCGTGATGACTGGGCCCCCGATGAGATTGCACGGGCCTATGAGTTGCACCGGATTTATATGCAAACCGCTGGCACGGGCGCGGCTGCGCCGGCGGTTGCCGGGCAAGACCCGGTAGATCGTGG